AACTATCAGCAACATTTGGTGGTTGGCAGAACCCTAACCCAACAGGCGCACACGGTTAAGGAATAAAGTAATAAATAAAGTAATAACAACGCTGTTACCAGTTGACAGCGTTGTCATTATGTAGTAAAATATAATTACATTTACACAATAGTAAACTCACCCACAGGAGAAAACAATGAGTATCAGAACTCGATTTGAGATAGAAACATTTGTGCTAGGCGCACACCCTACACCAGCTAGGAAAGCCCACGCACTACAAACAGAGCTTTTTCAAGCTCGTGAACAACAACACCCAGACCTACCAGTATTAGAAGAAATCTATGCAGCATTTAGTGCTGAACATGATGTAGACGCTCTGATAGCTGATATTAATTCATCAGAAGAAGAATACTGGGTAAACCGTTTAGGCAAACTAGCAGCAATTGATATTTTAACAATTGGTAAAGTTCAACCTGAACATATGAACTACATGGTAGCGTTAGAAGATGAAGCTTTCGCAGCATGTGTTAAAACAGCAACAAGTATAGCAAAACAACTTAATTATGAAGTTCAGCAAATTGAAGCAGAACTACAAGCAGATTTAGCATCTGAAAAGTAATTAATGGTTAGTCATACTAATTTTCATTACAACAAGAACAATTCCGCAAACGTAGCAATATGTGTTCCTGTGCAGAATCAAGTTACAGCGGTCTTTGCCTACAGTTTAGCCATGCTTCAAAAAAAGTGTGGTGAAACTGGATTAGCTACTAGCTTACATTTTAATATGGGAAGCGAAGTAGCAATGCAAAGACAGCAATTAGTTGATCAAGCACTAGAAACAGATTGTACACACATTATGTGGATTGACGCAGATATGCAATTTCCAGTAGATACGCTAAATATATTATTAGCAGCTGATAAAGATATTATAGCAGGAAATTATTCAACAAGAGTTCCACCTTATAGACCAGTTGCATTTAAAAGTAAAAACGATCTAGATAGTAGAGTTTTTACTGGTAAAGGAATAGAACCAGTTTGGGCAGTTGGAAGTGGAATGATGTTAGTTAAAAGAGAAGTATACGATAATATTACTCGACCTCATTACAAAATTGAGTATAATGAAAGTTATACTAGTTTAGTAGGAGAAGATATATACTTTTGTAACCTTGCAAGTAAAAATGGATACGAAGTAAATATAAGTCACGATATTAGTGACAGAATTGCACACATAGGAACTCGTGCATTTACAGTTAAAGGCGATTGCAATGATTAATTTACACAATGTACGAAGAGAATACCAAGGACAAAATGTCGTAACACCTTGGGATAGATTAAAACGATTTATGTTTGATTCATATCCAGTTATAAAAACACAAATTAAAATAAAAGACGACGATGACTTGTTAGAGGCAGCATCCAAGTATGCAGACGTAGCAGAAATGGCTTGGGTAGTGTTTGACGATATTGAAGTAAATCCAACGTTTCCTTGGCAATACAGACCAGGCGACCAGATTGCTAAAACTGTAATTCATACGTTTCCTAGAGTAGTTAAAAGAACTAACAGACCTGTTAGTTGGGGAGACATTAGATTAGTTCCAACTAATGGAGTAGCACACGGTACAGTGCAAAATAAAATTGTATCAAGTTTCCACGTAGCAGAATTTGATGTGTTTATGATTAGTTTCCACGAAGCTGAAGCAGATGAAAATTTTGTAAAACTAAGAGAACGATTTAAAGACGCACAACATGTTAAAAATGTTGAAGGCATTGGTAATGCACATAAGAAAGTTGGTGAATTAGCAAAAACAGAAATGGTTTATATTGTTGATGCAGACGCAGATGTATTAGGCCACTTTAGTTTTGATTTTATTCCACCAATGAGTAAGCGTAAAAATACAACATATGTATGGAGTGCTAGAAATCCAATTAATGACTTAGAATATGGATATGGCGGAGTTAAACTGTTTCCAGTAGTACAGCTACTTGAAATGGGACATGAACTTCCAGATTATACAACAGGTGTATCGTTTTACCAACCAATTAGCGATGTGTCAAACATTACACGATTTAATAAAGACCCGTATAGAACCTGGCGTAGTGCATTCCGTGAATGTGTTAAGTTAGCAAGTAGTGTCAACCCAAACCAAAGACAACTGGAAACTGATGCTAGATTAGAAACATGGTGTACTGTAGACAACGGTGAACGTTTTGGACGTTACTGTCTCAAGGGTGCATTAGAAGGCAAAGCATACGGACTAGAACATAAAGATAATGTAGAAGAATTAAAGAAGATTAATGATTTTGAATGGCTACGTGAACAATTTGTTGCTAGTATGAAAAAACGAGTAACTTAGTTACTGTGATTGCTGATTATAAACAGTTTTTATTTTCTTAATAAACTGTTTAGAATTACATTGAATTTTAGCGCCAGGGTGTAAAGGCCTTGGCCAATTTCCTACCTTAACCCAACAATACCCATCACTTTCGTTGTTTAGAACAGGAGTAAATTCTTCTCTGACTGTTACAACAAATGTATGGTATATAAAATTCTTGTTAGGACTTGTAAATTTATTCACTGGTATAACTTTTTTAATATCGGGTACTAATCCAACTTCTTCTTCAATTTCTCTATATAACGTTTCAATTGGACGTTCGTTACCTTCAGACTTGCCACCAAAAAATCCCCATGTTCTAGGATGATTAACTTCTCCACTTCTTTGTTGTAGCATTACCCTGCCAGTGTCTGTGCTTAAAAATATACAACCGCTTGCTGTAATCATTTAATTATTCCGATCCAATGTGTACAATCATCGCATGGGTCATCTGTGTTAGAGATATACTCTCCAGAATCCTGAATTATAAATCCCTTCATAACTGTTTACCCATTCTATATTGTTCCATTCTAATTGGTCGCCACTGGCGACATTTGTTACATAATTAGTTGCAGCATTAGCAGAACTATCAAAGCTAACATTCCAACTTGATCCGTTATATTCAATAATGTCATGAATGCTAGCGACACTGTTTGTCCACACTGGATTACTTGCTACATCATTCATAATAATATAACGTTGTCCTAGTGCAGCAGCAGGTACAGTGCCATCACCGGGATAATTTTTACTAGGATCTATAATACCATCTACTGCGGTTAATGTGTTAGTTGGCAATGTAGTAGTATCAATATCAACTACAAGTAAATTTGGATCGCTTGGATGTGCTTCAAGTCTACCAATAATGTCGTCTGCGCTATCTGCAACACTTGAATTCTTTCTCAATCTAACTTGACTTATTCCATCTCTTAGCACTCCAAACGGTTTAAGTTCAGTAGTCCATTCTAATATAGTACCATCTGCTTTTAATTTTTTACTATTATTATTTAATAATTGCAAGTTATTGTTTTCATACTTAACATTCATATCTTCATATGTTACAACAGTGTATTGCAATGTAGATGGATCAAATGCTGTATTTTCTTTAAAGTTGTCTAAATCATCATCATCTAAACTATATAATTCACTAATAATTGTATGAATTAATTTTTGTTGTTTTACTTTAGCTGGAGGATTGATGTGTACAGGTATATCAAAACTTAATGTAGCAACATCAATAATATCATCAATGCTAGAGCCTACACTTCTAGTACTCCATGTTGTGTTAGTTAATTCAACATGACTTAATGAGGTCCAGTCAACTGAACTATTGTTAGTTCTTATATCTAATGTTGGGTTAAACAACACTAGTATTTGTTCCATTAATTGTAATTTTTGATCTGTATTTGAAGTCCAAATATCACAGTTCATTTGTAACATATAAGGAACAGGCGCATGTCGCTCAACTGTATAACTGTTTCCTCTTTGGTTTTCATATACTCCAGTTGTATTGTTGTATTTCTTTTCGGTTACTTGCACCTTGTCAACGTGATCTTGGTATGTTCGTCTTTCTGGTAACATATTTAATGCAGTCACATAGCAACTGATAAATGGAACAGTATTAATGACATTCTCACTATTCTCACGTGTAATATGTGCTGCCATTCTGTTTATATCACCATATCGTACAGGTGTTGTTTGATACACAGGAAGTCCGTTATCGTTTTTTCCCATTTGTACACTGAATCCACTAAACACTCTAATGAACTGCTGAATGTAACGTCTAATTTGTTTATCGTAAAAGTATTGTTGTGCCATTATTCAAAATCACTCTTTGGTTTAATTGCTTTAGTTATTGCAACACGCTCTGGTGTTTCAATGTTGTCTACAATGGTAGAATTAGTGTTGTTAATAAACCCACCTGCATTGTATGTTTTATCACTCCATGTGTTGCCAGTAATATTATCATATAGTCTATGCCACTTGCTTCCTCGTCTAACAAAAAGTCTGCTAGGATTAAAATCACTTCTTACAAAGTACTCACCTTCATTAGGAGAAACTGGAAACTGATCACCTGTGGCTAATACTTCACCATGTTCATATGCTGTAGTAGTATCTTCGCGACCAAATAAATGATCTACTAATGGTAGTCCAAGTGGATCTGCAGCTTCTGCACTTCTTACAATAGCGTTACTAATATTAAGCTCTGTCTTATATGAACTAAGATCGTTTTTAAGACTGTCTGGGTCATCAGCAGTACCAAGTATATCTGCATACTCTTGTGTATCTGTTAATGGTGCTACTTTAACACGCCAAATGTGTGAATACCATGTTTGCGAAAAGCCTTCACTACCACGTGCCGCATCTTGCACTACATAAAATTTATTAATAGCGTCACGTTCATTAGTAAGTAATAATTCGTCACGTAAGTGTGGTAATTCAATTACATCGCCTGGCATAAGTCTACGCCCCATGCGTTCTACCATGTCATTAGTATGAAAACTAATAAACAATGTATCGTTAGTTAAAAATAAGCCAAATTGCGTTAAGTCGAAATCATTATCACTTACATTATATACGCCACGTAAATCAAAAACATCTGAATCGTACTTACGATCCCTATTTTCCATAAACAATAAGTCTTGTATATCTGTTTCGTCAATAAGACCTTCTGGGTTAATTTCTTCACCAGTTATATTATCTATCTCTTGCCCACTGCCGTAATTAGGTTCGCTTGGATCATCTGAATTAGTGTCTGCTGCTGGGCCTAAGTATTTGTGGACATGTATAGCAGTACCACCTATATCAAACTGTTCGCGGATACTGTGGTCCATGAACCTATAGTCGTTACCTTTAAATGGTTTGTATAAACTGAGTCTTGGCATCTTATGATTTCCTTGTTATATTGTATTTATCCATCTTTTGTATTATAACTTGCATTTTATGCTAAATAGTTATGTATGCAGTTAATACTCTGCATTTTATAAGGAATAAGATTATGTTTAATTTTTTCAAAGATAAAAAATATGCCGTGTGGGCATATGTTGGATCAACAGTTATTTTAGTTTCACTTTGGATATCAGTTCAAATTGATGTTCAAATCAACAAATGGTTCGGTGAATTCTATGATATGATACAAACTGCACTAGGCACGCCTAATGCAATAACAATGACAGAATATTGGGGCAGTTTAGCTGCATTTGGTAAATTAGCGGCATTATGGATTGTGTTAGGATTAGCTACTAGCTTCTTAACAGCACACTTCTTATTCCGTTGGAGAGCAAGTATGGTTGAATGGTATCACAGTGTATATGACAAGGCTCGCACAATTGAAGGTGCAGCACAACGTGTACAGGAAGATACTATTAAATTTAGTAGGATTATGGAAGGACTCGGCACTAGCTTAATTGAAAGTGTTATGGTACTTGTAGAATTCTTCCCACTATTAATGGGTTTATCAGTTGGTATTCCAATTATGTTCTTCGGAGACTGGGAATTTGGATTAGTAACAGGCGCTCTAATTTGGGCAGTTGGTGGTACAATATTAATGATTGTACTAGCATGGTTACTAAGACTAGTGGGCATTGAATACGACTTACAGAAGAAAGAAGCAGCATATAGAAAAATTTTAGTTGTTGCAGAAGATGACGGGACAATTAGACCCAAATCATTAAATGAACTGTTTGAAGGCGTACGAGCAATCCACTACAAGAGTTACTTGTATTATTTGTACTTTAACATAGGAAGACTTGCTTATTTACAAGCAAACGTACTAGTAGGTTATGTGTTCTTAGCACCTGCAATTGTAGCTGGTGTAATGACACTAGGTGTAATGCAACAGATTTTACGTGCATTTGGACGTGTTGAAGGTTCACTACAGTACTTGTTTAAAGCATGGCCAACACTTATTGAGTTAGCTAGTGTTTATAAAC